CTAACAACCGTTCTATGGGCGATGTGATCGTGAATAACTATGGCGACAAGATGGATGGCTATGACTTGCGTGAACAATTGGCGATGGGGGGTTAGTGATGGCGCTTTACGTTGATTTGTTAGTTGAAAACGATGACTTGGTGTTGGATGCCGGCGGCGAACCGCAACAGATTTATGATCGCGACTGCATTGTGCAAGACATTAAGCATTTAGTGCGTGATTCGGGTTTGTTAGTCGAAATTATTGGCGAACGCGACCAACAGAAAGTGAAAGCCAGCTTATTAAAACTGACATTGCTGATTGAAGACGATGAGCGATTAATCCCTGGCACGGTGGCGATTGCCGCGACTGATCATGAAACCTTTTTTATCACGGCCAACACCTACGAGTTTGGCGGTGTGCGTTTAACGACAGGTGCATAAATGGCAAATGTGTATTTTAAAAAAATAATCAGCGACCAGGGTATTCCGACCACGGAAGCCGAGATGCAGCAAGCGTGGCGAACTGAACTGGCAAACTCAGGATCAGAGATTAGCAACGACAATACCTATTCGCCGTTTTGGCGTTTAACGTCGGCATTAATTACCAAACCTGCATTGTGGCTGGTTGAGTTTTTGATTGGCACGGTAATGCCAAACTTTTACTTAAAAACAGCGGTGGCAGATTGGGCGGTTGAGTTATTGGCTGATGGTGTGAACCTAACGCGAAAAACAGCGGTGGCAGCTGAGTATTCATTAGTGTTTACCCGTGACAACTTGGCGGTTGATACCGTAATTGAAGCCGGCACAGTGGTACAAACGGCCTCATTAAATAATGTGGTGTATCAATTAGTGGTGACTGAGGACACTGCGTTTTTGCCTGGCTTGGCCACGCAGCGTGTCAACGCGACAGCAGTGAGTGCCGGTGGCGCGTTTAATCTGGCAGCGGGTTATTTTTCGGTGTTACCAGAGACTATTCCCAACATTGTCGGTGTGACAAACGACATTGACAGCTTGGTGGTGCCTGGTGCGGACCAGGAAAGCAACGCGGAGTTAGTGGCTAGAACGCGGAATCAGTTTGGCACGGCATCGGACTATCACACAGATAGCGTTTATCGCGCCTTAATCTCAGAGTTTGCCGGTGTGTCGGTGGATGACATTTATTTTGTGCATGATGCACCGCGTGGACCAGGCACGGCCAATGCGTTTGTGCTGTTCGATTTTACGTTGGATGTTGCTCAATATTTAACAGACATTAACCAATACATTACCGACCAAGGCAATCACGGCCACGGTGATGATTTGGTGGTGTATCAAATGCCGGAGCAGTCGGTGAGTTTGGTGGTGGATATTTGGCATGATGCTGCGTTAAGCACGACCGATATCAGCAGCCTGCAACAACAAGTGACTGATTTTATCTATGCTGCGTTTCGCCAAAACAAAAGCTACACAGCAACACTGACACAGCCTTATTCACGGTTTGCACTAAGCCAATTAAAAGCCGAGCTCCATGCTGAGTTTGCAGGCTTGGTGGATATTGAGTTTGACCAATCAAGCATTGTGACTGAGTTGTGGGTGCCGAGCCTGGACAGCTTAACCATCAATATGCAGGCGGTGGGCTAATGGTTGAGATAAAGCTTCGGTTTTGGCTGGGTGGTGATCAGTTTGATCGCTTAATCACAGCGGCAAAAAGTTGGTGGCAACAAGCCCAAGATTGGATCTATTGGCCTTTAGAGCAAACCGATCCACTGACTTGCACGGTGGATATTTTAGATTTGATCGCGTTTTCGCGTGACATTGAACGGTTTGCAGATGAACCGTTGAGTTTGTACCGCAAGCGCGTGAAATACGCATTAATTAACGCACAAGATGCTGGCAGCAAAGCAGGCTTTATTCGTATTTTTGAGCGTTTGGGCATTGGTTATTTAGAAATTGACGAGCGTGTGGATGCGACGGATTGGGATGTGATCCTGCTTTATCTTTCTGACAGCCAATTGGCTGAGAACGTGGATCTGCTAGGCCACATTATTCGCAAATATGGACGCACTTGCAG